TGTAGTTACTTTGGGCGAGCAAGGTGCCAGATGGCTCGATAGAACATATCCAACTATGCCAGTTGATGTTTTCGATGCCTCTGGTGCAGGAGATTCGTTCTTCTCCGGGTTGATTGTTTCTTATCTCATAGAGAGGGATATTGAAGAAGCTATTCAATTTGCAAATGTTTGTGCGAGGATTGCAGTCCAGAAGACTGGAACCTATGCGGTTACTGTGGAGGATACTAGAGATGATTTATTGTTTTGATTTAGATGGAACACTTTGTGATACGGAGGGAAGTGATTATCCGGGGTCGTTGCCAAAGCAGGATAGGGTTGATGTCGTAAATAAACTATATGACCAAGGACATACGATTTATATTGAAACAGCCCGAGGAAGTGGCTCTGGCAAGGATTGGTTTGCCCATACGAAAGACCAACTTGATGGCTGGGGCGTCAAATATCATAGACTCAGAACTGGTGTAAAATTTCATGCCGATATATTTGTTGATGATAAGGGAATTTCAGATGCGGGGTTTTTCAATGAAACGAGTATATAAGGGGTGGGGCTGGGAGAAGTGGATTGTCAACAAACCAGAGTATTGTGGTAAGTTGCTTTTCTTTGAGGAAGGCAAGAAGTGTTCCTTTCATTATCATAAACTAAAGGATGAAACATTCTATCTTCAGTCTGGAGAACTCATTGTGCGATATTCGGACGGCGACGATTTAGAAAGGGCAGAAGAAATAACTCTCAAGAAGGGAGATTCCTTTTATGTGTATCCTGGGCGTAGGCATCAGATGGAAGCCTTGTGTGATTCAGAGCTTTTTGAATTTTCAACACAACATTTTGACGAAGATAGTTATAGAATTATAAAAGGGGATTAAAATTTATATTTAAAATATAAATAGTAGTTTTGAATAAAATAATGAATTTAAATAAAATTATATTTAAAAAGAAAATCCTATTTATTTTTGATTGGCACCTTGACTTCTCCTGTTTGGTGCTTATAATATGGCCCAGGATGAGAGAATTGTCTCTCGACCACCTCAGATAAAGGATACACAGAAATGGCAGCAAGAAGGGCACGGTCTGCGGCACCCACTTCGGACATGGGAAATGAACCCAATGACTGGAGTGACCAAGCAGACCTTGAAGAAACGGAACTTCGGAACCGAATCGGATTTGCATTTAATTGGTATAATTATAATAGTACCCAAAAGGATATTAAAAAGAATTATGTGAAATTCCTTAAAGCCAATAAGCACGACAAGGCAACCCTTGCGGCAGTCAATGCCGTTGAGCCGTTTGAGATTGGCAATGTCTATTCCTATCTTGCTCGGATGTCCATGAATGGATATGAGATGTCAGAGCATGAACAGACCCAGTTTGATGTGCGTCTGAAGTCTGTGGTAGAAAAAGGAAATGTCATTCTTGCCTCAAATAAAGAAAAGGATGACACCAAGGCAAAGGCACCCGTGGTCAGTATTCAGCAAAGAGTCCGCGCAGCAACTTCTGTAATCCTTGGAGAAATCGACGGCGAGATTGACGGTTACATTGAAGAGGGGTTTCCGAAACTCACGGAGTCATTTGACCTCTATGCGTTCCTCCAGAAGAAGGAAGTAAAGGGAGCGCACACTCGTTTTGTCATTACGCACCTTGAGGAACAACTTGCCGAATTGAAAGAAGTGGCCGAAGGGGCCGACGAACAATTGGTAGAGGGATATTCGCATCTTCCCAAGACCAAGCAGAATCGTCTGCGAAAGTTTCTTGCGGCTCTTGTAGAAGAAGCCGAAGACTGGCTGACCAACTGCAAGGGAAATCGGAAGGTCCGAAAGCGGAAGCAGAAGTCTCCGAAGGATATTGTGAAGGCACTCAAGTACAAGAAGTCGGACGAAGACTACGCAATTGAAAGTGTCAATCCGACTTCCATTCTTGATGCGTCACAGGTCTGGGTGTTCGACACCAAGACTCGATTTCTTTACAAGTATGTTTCCAATGTTGGCATGACGGTAAAGGGAACCACGCTCAAGGAATTTGATGAGTCCAGTTCCTACAAGAAGAAGATTCGTGAGTCTTATATCAAGGATGTTTTTGCCGATGTGCTGACCGGAGGCAAAGTGAAACTGAGAAAGGTTCTTGACGAAATCAATGCCAAGGAAGTTCCGGTGACAGGACGAATCGGAAAAGAGATGGTGATTATGAGGACGGTGAAGTAATGACGAAGTTTCAACAGATTTTGAAAACAGTAACGGAAGTGTTTCAGCATGGGGCCCAGGCAGAAGATGCTTGGGATGATTCTGAGAACGAGGACTACTTGATTCAGATGACTGCGTTGATTATGGAAACGATAGAAAGAGAATAAATGAAACTTAATTTTGAAATTAAAGAGATTTCAAAATATTCTGCCAGTTCTTTTGTGGGCGAACATCATTATTCTCCAGTCATGCCCGTTTTGACAAAGCATTATTTGGGAGGTTTTATTGATGGTGAGCTTCAAGGTGTTCTGACTCTTGGTTGGGGAACGCAGCCGAAGCATACGATCAAGAAATTATTTCCCGATTTGGATACTGACGATTATTATGAGATTGGAAAAATGTGTCTGTTAGATGAATTGCCAAGAAATTCAGAAACACAATTCATCTCTGCTGTTATCAAGTGGATGAAGAAAAATTTGCCAGAACGTAAGTTTCTTTATACTCTGGCAGATGGTATTATGGGCAAGGCGGGATATGTATATCAGGCAGCAAGTTTTTTCTATGGAGGATATTTTAAGACAAGTGTATATCGAAGTAGTTCCGGGGAGAAAATTCATCCCAGAACCTCTAGGGAATTGTGTAAAGAAAATGCTATTTTCTTGGGTAAAGAGAAGGTGTTTTGGTTGACGCACGACTTCATGGAAACTAAAGGAATTGAAAAATATAATGGATTGATGTTTAGGTATATTTTTCCTCTGACCAAACGGTCAAGAAGAATGATGAACAAGGAGTCTACGGTTGAATGGACTAAAAATTATCCAAAAGAAAAGGATATTAAGTTTTGGAAAATGATGGGAAGGGGAGATTATCAAGAGTCCCCACAGCCTGAGTTTAGTTATGATGATGTTGTGTTTAATAAAAAGAACCTAGAGAAACACAACAGGAACGCTAGTACCTTAGAGCGATTTTTTATTGAGAAGGAATAATGTAAATGCCTATTCTAGTGGACTTCAATCAGATTGCAATTAGCAATCTAATGATTAGCCTGAAGATGGGTCATATCAACGAAGTGGAAGAACCAATGCTTCGTCATATGATTCTCAATTCCCTTCGGTTCAACAGAAATAAATTCTTCAAGAAATATGGAGAGCTAATTATTTGCTGTGATGGCCGAAATACTTGGAGAAAAGATGTCTTCCCCTTCTATAAGCAGAACAGAAAGAAGACACGCTCTGCCTCCGGGTATGACTGGGGGAAGATTTTTGATATTCTAAATACCATTAGGGAAGAACTTGACGAACACTTTCCCTACAAGGTAATTCACAACGACAGGGCAGAAGCAGACGACATCATTGCCATTTTGGCAAAACAATTGAAGACCCAAAAGGTCTTGATTTTATCAGGTGACAAGGACTTCATGCAGCTTCAAAAGTTTGACAACGTAGATCAATATTCACCCGTTCAGAAAAAGTTTCTTCGGGCCAAAGACCCAAAGGAATTTCTGTTTGAACACATTGTTCGGGGAGATGTCGGGGACGGCATTCCAAATTGCCTGAGCAAAGATGCTACATTTGTCACCGAAGGTGCCCGTCAAACTCCTGTTACTCAGAAACGGCTTGAAGAATGGGTGCAGGCCGGAAAGGTGAATTACAAGAATGGTGATATTGGGTTTGACCGAAATCAGAGATTGATTGATTTTGATTATATTCCCGAGGACATTTGTGATGAGATTTTTTCACAATACGAAAAGGCAAAGCCGCTTCATTCCGAAGATGAGCTTGCAGCCCGTCGGGGGCTACTCAACTATTTTGTAAAAAATAGATTGTCAAAACTCATGGAAAACCTACAGGAGTTCTAATGTAAGATGGGAAGAACAAATCGAGATCAGATTCGCATACGGAAAAATAATGATTTT